AAAAAACCGGGAGAGGAAAGTTAGGTCACACCAATAACGCCGCTCGCGAGCCTTAAGCTTCATCCCAGCGGAGTCGCAGTGTTCGACCCACAAGTTCACACTGATTCCTTGCTCCCCCACACCTGCAGCTATGTCATCGCCGAGCACAGCTACCTTTGTGCCAAAAACACCATAAAGCTTGCAAAAGCTATACCATAAACACAGATTCCAGACGGTGTTACGACCGGTGGTGTCAGTCCCGCCCGTGGCGAGCTGATAATGGAGGACGGCCGACAAACCGTATTCGTAAGACCGTACAGTGTAATGATGGGACAGCTTGCGGTAAAGTGACACATACCATGGCGGACTGCCTGAACTCTTTAACCAGTGTGCAAAGATTTCGTGAACATCACGGAGCTGGCTCTTATCGTTTGCGCTGAAATCGCCTTCATAATACCGAGAGGCCCCCGCGAGTAGACTGGCAATCTCTGGGTCCTTCTTGGCATAAGCGAAACAAACTTTAACAACCTCCGGGCACGAAAACTGGTCTAACGCGCAAGATAAACGTTTATTAAACTCATCCTGGAGCGGACCCGTAACGACGTTGTACTCGTCGGATCCGACGTAAATAATGCGCGGAGCCCATGAAGGGTCATTCCGTTTTAAGAGCACTTCACCCTTAACCATAAGTTTCCTGGTTGAAAGGGTGCGGAAATCACAATCATGTAACCGCCCTAAAGCTTCATACATGCGTTGTTGTTTCTCAACGCGAAACTTTGAAATCCACCTATCGAAAATGTCCTGTGACCAATCGAAAGGCTGGGCGGATGGGAAGACCAGGGAAGCTAGGCGTTTAGCTTCCTTCACGATCCTGGGAGCGACACGCTTGTCACTATGGAAATTGCAACGCTTATTAAAAGCGGCAATCATGGATGACATATCATTGCCAGTGACAACCGGTACTTGTTGAGAGAGTACTGGACCCAGTTGGTCCACAGGAGCGTGGACTGGAGCATTAATTTTCTTGGAATCCTCCAGTCTGAAAGGGACCTGTGGGACAAACTCTCGAACTGGAACTAGCCGGAGACGGGGTTCCCCGTTAAATTCAGCGCCACCATGGTCAGTCGGTGCATGGTGCGGGGAATCCCGTCTCCGATTCGCCGAGTAATGAGAGTGTCTTTTCTTGGGCAGTGTGCTCGAGTTCGTCAACTTGAC